ATCCCTCACACGCTTTTATCCCTAAATGTTTCAATGTATTAAAATAAGCCCCAAAAACGCAAAAATTAGCCCTTTCACGGCTTACCTAATACATTTAGTCCATTTAGTTCCAAAAACCCGTGAACGATTGATTTTTTTTGCATAATAAATACGATTGTTCTTTAGCGCCTGCAATCGTGAAAAAGGCATAATAAATAGCCCTGTTTAATGTCTATTGGCTAAAGACAAGGTTATTTATTTCTAGCTATTGCGGCATTCGCCCACATTACAGCTTCTTCAAGTTTAGTCATTGCTAGTGACTTTTCCCTACTATCTGGGCAGTGATTTTCTATACGGTATGCAAATTCCTTCGCGTAATCTCTAATCACTTGATATTTAAGGGTTTTATCTTTGTTTGGTTCGTGATAAGTAAAATTGTTTTCAATTCTATCTTTCATCATTTCCACCACCTTCACCGTTTACAAAGGCTACCGCGCCTGGTAGCTAGGAGATAATTTTTGGATCACCTCCTGTTATTTCCTAAACTCTCCATCACTTGTAGTTATTACGTTTTGTTCTGTTTCTGGGTAAATAACACTAATATTCAATCCATATGATCCGTCATCGTATCGTGTAATGGTTATGTCGACTGAATCAACAACCGTTTTTTTAGCTGCTTTCAAATACTCAATGGCCACAGTTAATAAATCATCATTTGTAATATCTTTCATTCTACAACCCCCTCGCTTTCAAATCAGCATCCCATGCTTCACGGTCAACATAAGCAGCAATACTACATCTGCAATTTGGATGAAGAACGGGAGCGTTTAAACCTACTTCCATTTTGTCTAAATCAAACACTTTCCCGTCTAATTTTGCGCATTCCTCACATGCTGTAGGCTCTGAGATGTATTCGTATTTCTCAATATCAGCCTTTTTAAAACTATCCTCTGCAACTTGAATTTGAACACGCCCTAATTCAGTCCTTAAAAGTCGCTCGGCGTTATAAACACTCGTATCAAAAACCTTTCTTAAATCCCTTGCAAGCTCACGCGGATTCTTGCCTTGAAGGATTCCACGGTTTAATAGCTTGTCTAACTCTTGCCTTAATGCATCTTGGTTAGCCCAAATCCTATCTGACCATGTGGCAGTTAAAAATGAAGCATTAACGATAGATTCAATATGTTTTTCATTATAGTTAATGGTTTGCCCTAAAATACCGGATTGTCGTTCGTATTCTGCCCTTGCTTGTTTAGTGAGTTCTTCATACAAGAACTTTTCTTCTTCATTTAGCAAGGCATATAATTCCAATTCAACGTTTAATTTCAGCAATTCTAAGCGATTGACCTTCATTGTTAAATTGTAAATAGCCATTTCGCTATTCGCTTTATCCGTAAAAGCCATCCATCGAAGGAAAGGTATTTTAGAGTGTGCTCGCTTAACATACCTTGCCGCTTTCTTAGCGTATTTCTCAATATCAAGCTTTCTAGCACGTTTTCTCACTTCATCAATAGAAATACCCTCTTTGTCAGCATAACGACCATAGAAGGCTTCTATTTGTTCTTGAATTTCATTTAATGCTTCCATGTGCTTTTCGCGAAGTCGCCTTGCTAATTTGGCATCGTTTTTGATGGATTTCTTGATATGTTCAAGTTCACGGTCACGCCAATATGAATTATTCGTCATCGTCTGTCACTTCTTCATCTTGATTTCGGAACTGTTCAAAATCATAGGTTGGTTGGTTTAATTTATTTTCCGCCTCAATCTTTTCAAGTTCTTCTTTCGGATTTTCAACAAGAGAAAGTACACTTAAAGTTGTTTCCTCAGATAATTTACCACCTAATTTAATGAACATCTCTATTTCTTCTTTCAGCGACTTCGGTAAGTTTGGTGTAAATACAATTTGAATATCATTAACAGCAAACCCACCTTCGCTTGCTCTTGTCATAACGTTATTGATTAATCGGTATCGGTTGCGCAAAGCCTTCTTAAACAAGCGTTCTTTGATTGCTCGCACCTGTTCCAATCCGAATAGCTTGTATTTCATGGACTCACCGGATTGAGTCCCGGAAAAGTGTTCATCATTCATGTTAGGTGTATTCGTGAATTTATGAATATCCTCAGCAAGCCTATCCTTATATGCCTCTGTTCCCGATACGTCATATTGTTTGTAAATGTATTTTGCGTCAGCTTGACTTGCTCTACCTTCAACACCAGGATCGGTTTGTAAGAGTATTAAACGCGCTTCTTTCATCTTCTCGGCTGTTTCTAAGTCTAAATCAACATTACCTTGAATGACTAAGTAAGCATCATTTAAATCGGTCATATAGTTGGCCGTATCTGATTGAGCAGCATCATATAAATCTATTAAATTTAAAACATCTTCAAAATCTCCTTGTCTAAATTTATTGTTCATGTACTCAATGATTGGAACACCTTCAAAATAGTGCTCCTCCACTTTTTCTAACGTCAATCGGTAAGAAAATTCATCTTTTGTCGTGTAATGGTAGATCATTGAGTCGGTATACAAATAAATATTCAATGTATCGTCATTAAATTGATTATTGAAATAACGAACTCCTGCAATTGGATTCATTTCAACAGTATCATCGTAAATAACAAATGTTTCTTTAACATCAAGGGTAGTAAACCGTGTTTCGTCTTTTTTGTTCCGATACAATAATTCATAAGCTCGTCCGTAAATAGATTGAGCAAGTACCAAATCGCTGTTATGTTCATCTGCATCGTTAATTCTGTTGATTTCTCTCAATTGTTCATTAATCTTTTCATCTGGATAATTCGTTTTAAGAGGGACACCGACCATATACCCCTGTATAAACTGCGAAACGTATTTAGCAAAGTTATGTGTTGCTCTGTGGTCTGCCAAATTTTCCTCTTTTCGTCTGTTTGCTTGGAGAATGGTTTCGTTATTCCCTTTGTAATAGTTTTCCAGCGTTTGTAATCGCGGTCTTTGATACTGAATATGATGTTGAACCATATCTGATAAATCCTCTAAATTAGCAATTAATTCATCAGCACTAGAATATCTATAGTGAATGTTTGCTTCATTGGAAAAACGTTGTTTGTTAGACATGTCATCCCTCCTTTACAAACCAAGCGTTTGTAATGCTTTGTATTTCTCTTTCTTGTCTTTCCCTTTTCCTAAGTGATAACGCTCCATGCTGTAACGTAAAGCATCAATGATATGGTTATTTTCATCAATCGGCTCATTCAGCCATTTGCCTTCTTTATCTTGTTTGAAGGTGTATGTGTTAAACTCCTCAATCGTATGTTCGCATGACGGATGAATGTATATTTTGAATCCTTGCAAGAAGTTTATTCCGTGCATGACGCTTCCTTGACCTTTGACAGAAGGATGCAGCCTTCTCACTCCTTTGGTTTGTAATTCCTTGATCAATCTCGGCTCGGCACTGTCACCCGTAATTGATGCCTTTAATAATTCTTTTTCCTTAAGCATGTTGTAAATATCATCCGTTGTCATGGCTTTTTCGTAATGCTCGTCATAAATCCATATTTCTTTGTTTTCTAAATCGATAATTGAACTCGCAAGAGTTGTCGGGTCATTTGTGAAACCATAGTCCATTCCGTGCGTTGTTTCTTGAATCTCTTTGATTTTCTCCAATTGGTCAAAGTCTTTAACTTGGAAATTCTCAAATACAAGACCTTCAGCTACACCCCATTCACCATCACAAACAATCCTGGCACGTCTTGGGTTTGTACGATATAAATCCTCATATCGTTTTCTATCCACTTCATCCAGCCATTCATTAACTCTGAATGTTGTTGTAATGGCAAACACGTCATTCCGCCTTGTTTCCTCATCAAAAAACTCACGCTTTAACCAGTGCCTTTCAGACCATGGGTTAAACGTGAGTGTAATTTGTTTAAAAAACTCTGGGTCATCATACGAACCACGAATGGATTCAACGACTGTATCAAATGCATCTGGACTTTCTAGCTGATAAGCTTCCTCTGCCCATACCCAACAAAGTATTCCAACATCAACTGATATAGAAGTAATCTTTAACGGATCATCAAGACCCCTAAATAATATCTTTTGTCCAGTCGGTATATACGTTATTTCCGGCAAAGATTCATTGAACTTGAATAAATGGCTTACTTGCAATCGATTGGCCGCCCATTTCAAGTCCGTGTATGTTGATTGTTTATTGGTGTTCGAATAACGTCTAATGACAAGTAAATTCGCCCATTCATACTTCATAATGCGATAAATAAAGTTTAGTGCTGTTGTTTTGGACTTTTTACTACCACGGGAACCTTTTACAACTCGGTAGAATTGTTTGTTATGCCAAAAGCGATTATATCCTTTACCGATTGCTTCAGAAATTGAAACTTTTGGCATTTGTTTAGTCGTCATCTTCCGGCACGTCCTCAACAAATACAGGTGTGATGTTTTCTACTTGGTGTTTTTCAGTCCATATCATGTAGCGTTTTCCAAGCAATTCAGCAGCTTTAATTCTGTCTTTCAAATACGGCTCTTTGTCTTTTAACTCTTGGTACCCTTCACCTAAACCAACTGGTATTTTTTCAGTAACCTCTCCCCGCATGACTTTTGTAAGAAATTGCAGCACTTCATCCTGTTCAGCAATGGATTGCTTTTTCAGCTCTTCCATGCGCTTATCGATATAAGCTTTTACATTAACTTTTGTTAACAATCTGCTTCCCGCAGACCTAGCTGTAGATTCCTTTTTTACTTTTGGATAAGCATTCAAATACGATTGTGTTATATTTCCGGTTCTGATGTATTCATCTGCAAATCTTTTTTGTTTTTCAGTAAGCTTGGCCATTTACATACACCTCACTCCTTACGCTAATTGCTTATACAAATTAAAAAGCACCCCGAAGGATGCCTTTACAAACAGATTTAAAATCAATATTTTTGTGTTTGCTTTACCCATTCATCATCTTTTATTTTTTGTTCAATAATGTTAATCATGTCTTGAACCGCATTATTTAAATCGGAATAAACTTTTGCAGGAGAAAATTTACCTCCAGTTTTCTTGATTTCCCCTTGGGTTCCAATAGAACCATCTTCAAACATCAATAACTCAAATTCAGCCATTGTTCTACCAGCAACTATGTACTGGTATGTTTTTACTTCACAACAAACTGCGCCTTTTAAACTTGATTCAAACATTATTATCAACTCCTTTCTTAAGAGCCTCTGCCGAAATATACCATGTGGGATGCTAATTTAACTCTGTATGAATCCAATTTCTTTTTTTGGCTCTTCAGGATTCTCACGTGGTATCGCGGCAAATAATAGATTTGTTTGAGTTACATGTTGGATAAGTTCTACTGGATTACCATTTTCAGACAAATAACCAACTAATCTAACTAATTTATCACCTTGATAACCAATGCCGGTTATGTTTAAAGTAACTGTTTGTCCAAATGATGTTAAAATTATTCCTACTTCATGTTCATCATCTAGATTATTGTTGAAATTGTTTACAGCGTCTAGTATATCTTCCACAATTGAATCCGCATCGTCTTTAAATTTTATATCTGGTGGTTGAAAACTTGGTAAATTGAAGTTCATATAATTCACCTCCTCCCATCTACTTATTTCGACAAAAGAAGGCAAAATTCCTTTTTTTATTCCCTCTAAACAAGAACCATGCTTTATGGAAGGTTGCGACCCTTACGTACTATGAACATAAAGGCTTACTGGTTCCTGTTTACAAAGAACAAAAGAAACCACCCGAATGAATCGAGTGGCATAATTTAAACTATGAAGGATTTACGATAAGGACGAGTTTTCCGCCTCGCCCTGGGGGATCATTTCCGCACCGCCCTACCTCAGATTATAATCTTAAAAAAAGTTTTTAAAAAATTCGTCAAGCCCGTTAAATTAGTCAAGTTTGTCAAGGATTTAAATACATTCTGACCGCTAATTTCCGAACTGCTTTTTCCTTTATTTCGAATACCGCTTGTTTTGAAACGCCTAGCATTTTACCGATTTTACTTAAACTGATTCTATCCATACAACCTTCGATTACTATTCTTTCTTTTTCATCATCAAGGGTAGCAACCGCATCTTCTAAACGTTTTACAGTTTCTACATACCTTTTAATTCTGTTTTCTTCCCTAACTTTTCTTTGAACCGCCCCATACGTTGGATCACTATTGATTCCAACCGCTTTAGGCAAAGAAGCATCTAAACCGTATTTTGAAGTAACAGAAGAAATGTAGTCTTCCACATCGTTTTTGGTTATCTGATTAGCCATCCAATAATAATGTTTAATATCACGGTTCACTTTTCGAATAGCTTCAACGGTAACTTCCACATCTTCAATTGTTGTAGCCATCTAACCACTCCCATTTTTATTCTTCTCAGCTTTTTTCTTTAGCATGTTATAGGCTCGGTTATCTTTATGTGCTTCTGCATGACAGGAAACACATAATAACGCCAAATTATCTAACTCTGTTCTTCCACCTTTGGAAAACTCTATTACATGGTGAATGTGTAAGTCTTCCTTGCTACCGCATTTCACACATTTACTATCACATTTCTCGTAAACTTGTTTTTTCAATTTAGCACCAATAGCTCTATTGTCATTAAACTTTTTACTCTGTCCGTTTACAATTTGCCGGAATTGATACACATGATTCATATTGCATGAAAGGTAAACCATATATTTGCCTGCAAGTGTTGGAAAAACAGGAATATCATTATCTTTTTCTATCTCTCGTAAATCAGAAATTTTCTCGCCAGTAACCTTCGCCATTTCTTTTAGAGATTTCTTTCTCAATAATCGCATTCCCATTAGTTCTGTACCGTATATATCTTCCTTCCACCAAGGCATAGCTTTATTACCTATAACGTTTTCGTCTATCTTTCCCATTGAAACCATATCTCCTCTCGTGTTATGATACGTATATACTTACGTACGTATATTATATAATATTATTTTACTTTAAACAAGAAAGGGTGTTCGGTATGAGAAAGAAATTTACCACTACATTGGATGAGAAGATTATTAAACAATTAAAGCTATATGCTCTAGATTGCGATACAGATGCGAGTAAGGTAATAGAGAAAGCCCTGAAAGAACTTTTTGACAAAGAGAAGAAGTAATTTCTTCTCTATTTTCATTTTCTCGCCCCTCTCTCGCTCTTTTTATCCGCAATCCAACCAAGCACCACCGGACACCCAGAAAACGGGCACAGACCATCATTGCTTACCCAAATGCAATTACCGCAAAATTTGTCTCTGTATACTCTGGTAACCTTTCTTTTCTTCCGCATATTCTCATCCCTTTCAAATAAAAAAGGACACCAAACGACGCGTAAAGCATTCATTCAGTGTCCTGGGTTCTTCCCTCAGA